TAAAGAATGTGGAGGAATAACCAGCGGAGAAAATATGGACGAATGTCCGAAGAAGATAATATCCGCATGGAAGCGTAAAGCGGGAATCGAGGTAGCAGACAATGAGAATGAGTGAGGGTGAAATAATCGGGTTCGCTATGTTTTCGCTTGGCATATTCGCCCAGTTTTGCGAAACATGGTGGTTCGGCTGGAATAAGCTGCCTGCGACGTTGGGCGAGTTTACGGTGGACATTGTCTGCCAGACGTTGTGGATTGTTGGGGTTATCGTGATGATGATTGTGGGGTGGATGAAATGAGTGAATTTTGTACTTGGTTGGAGCGGCAAGGAAGATTGATTGCGAATGGCTGGAGCTATAAAAATATTATGGGGCCAGATGGCAAATTCGTAGACTTTAAATGGTATAAGGGAGATGCATTCTGCATTGAGTCGATGCTTAAAGATATGACGGATAAGGAGTTCTTTAAATTCCTTGAGCAGTGCAAGCCGGATGAGGTCGATTCAATCAATCATCCGTCATACTATACGGACGGCAAGATTGAAGTCAGCGATTTCATTGCAGACAAGAACCTGAATTTCTTCCGCGGTAACGTAGTCAAATACGTAGCTAGAGCGGGGAAGAAAAACGCGGAGACAGAGGTTGAGGATTTGAAAAAGGCGGCTTGGTACATCAATCGGGAGATTGAGAGAGTGGAGGGGAAAGCATGTTTGAACTGATAATAGGTGTAGCAATAGGTGCGTTGTTGCTCAGTGGTGGCAGTAACCAGCGGCATGGCGGCGGCTACCAACCAAAGAAGTGCAGAGGAACACGGCCACAGCCGCCCAAAGGCGACACGCAGCCACAGGTCCACGGGTATACACACGTTAGGAGAGATTAGATGCTGGAAACAAGCGAGAGCGAACAGGTTATATGGGATGCGTTGAAGCGTGACCGGTCGGATGCTGAGATGTATCTTATCCGGTATCCGACATTGATACGGGACTACGAACATAACAAGCGGGTGTTGGATGGGCTGACAGTCCGGCCAGCTGATGAGAATGTCGGCGGTGGCCGCAGTAATATTCCGGGGCATCCGGCCGAGGCTGCCGCTATCCGGTCGGTAGACTATGATTGCAGTGATATGTACAGGTGGCTGAAAGCAGTCGAGATCGTAGAGCGTGGGTTGGGAGAGCGTAAGCGTATGCTGATTGAAGCACGGCGCACAGTTGAGCGGTCAAGCGGAAAGTCATATCGGGGACGGCCTGCATGGATCACGGCCACAACTATGCGGTATCAATCCATGATTGCTGACAGGTTCATTGGTGGTGAGAAGCAGTTCCAGGAGCGCACCGTGAAAGAGTGGTGGCATGAGATCGTGAACCGAGTGGTTGATATCCATTTGAGATTGTCGCAAAAATAATTATTATTGGACTGTCTAATAATACTGTATAAAGGGTTTATGATGGTAGAGTCAGATGGTTAGGTGATAAGCCAATCATCTGGACGGATATCATGCCGGGACTAAGGCGGAGCTTATGACCGGCACCCTGATGATTTTCTCATATACATTCTCCTAAATTGTTGTTGCGTTTCATTTTGAATGTACTCCTTTCCTGAGACAGCGGTCTGCATGATGCGGCCGCTGTTTTGGTATGCAGAAGGTGATTGATATGCTTACACGGATATGCGGATCATGCGGCAGGCGAGTCGTGCAAGGGCAGCAGTGCCCGTGCCAGGCTGACCGACATCACACATACGACACCGAGCATAGAGACAAAGCACGAGCGAAGTTCTACCACTCAAAAGAATGGCGCGTGGTATCACAGGCGGCACGGATGCGCACCGGCTACGATGAGGTGATCTACCACGACACGGGGCGATTGGTTCCGTGCAATGTGGTGCATCACATCGAGACGATTGGAGACCGGCCAGACTTGCGGCTGAGCATGAGTAATCTGATCTGCGTGACAGCCAAGACGCACCGGAGGATTCACGCGGCCTATGACAGTGGACAGAGTGATAAATCACAGATGGTCGCTAGACTGCGTGAGATTCGTTCTGAGCGCGTTTAGATTTTAGGTATACAAGTAGTCGCGTGATTATAATATAAGGCTGACGAAAGGCAGGGCAATCTCCTGCCAGCCTTTACATTGAACTATTAGGCATGTGCTTTAAGCATGTGCCTATTTTATATGTGAAGGTGATGGAATGATTAAGTGTGAAGTATGTGGTAAAGAAATGGAATACTGCGGCGTTGGCCGGAAGAAGAAATATTGTAGTGATGCGTGTGCTGTCAAGGCTGGCAATCATAAGAGAAGAAGCCATGTACGTATATGCCAGTATTGTGGCAGGGAATATGTAAAGAGCATAGGCAATGGTGGCAATAAATACTGTTCGAATGAATGCAAGGAAGCAGGGCTTAAAGCAGGGAGAAAAGTATTATATCAGGAGCAGATGGTGAACCAGTATGACACACATGAAGCAAAGTGCAAATGGTGTGGGAAGGTATTTATGACTGAATACAAGCAAAGCCATTCCTTCTGCTCACCTGAATGCAAGCATAAATGGAAAAACCATTACAGAACCAAGATATTTAGAAGCATGAAGTCACAGCATACTATCATCGATAAAGATATCACGCTGCAAAAGGTAATAAATAAATATCACGGAGTGTGCTGCATATGTGGCGAGCCGATTGATAAAAATGATTACTGGGTAGATTCAAACAAAGTATATAGGTTCGGGAAAAGATACCCGACTATTGACCATATCATACCGAGATCGAAAGGAGGATTGCATGAGTGGAAAAATGTTCAGCTTGCGCACATGGTTTGCAACGCAAGCAAAGGGAATTGTATCGGGGAGGGCAACCGATAATTGTTTTTGGAAATTACTGAGCGACCGCATACCCTCTATTCTCGTGCAAAAACTCCCCGATGAAATAAACGGACAAAATTGTAAAATGTCCATTGGAGGTGTACGCAATGCCTACACCACATAAGGTCTTGTCTATGCAGACCAAACATCTTACAAAAAAGGAAAAGATGGCCCGGCAGGTAGCTGAAAGCAAAATAAAGATCGACCGCAAGCAGCTGGAGACCGGCGCACCGTCGTGGCTGTGCGATGGAGCGGCTCAGGAGTATAACCGAGTGGTCCGCGAGGCTGGCAAGATCGGCCTGCTGGACAATCTCGATATGGTTGTCCTGGCTATCTATGCCGATAATTATGCACGGTATGTCACGGCCTCCATTGAGATGCGGCGGTCTGGGCTGACGGTGGAAGGGAAATTTGCTGATGTCCCGTCGCCTTATGTGGCTATTGCTGATAAGGCAGCCACGCAGATTCAGAAGTGCAGCACGAAGCTGGGGCTGGCGACTACGGACCGGCTGAAGCTGATTGTCCCGGAGAAGGAAGAAAAACAGGTCAATAAATTCTTGAAATACTTGTCGTGAGGTGATAGTGGTGATGGTGAAATATGGATAGGACAACAGAATACGCAAAGCTGATAGTCAGTGGCAAACGAATATGCGGCCGGTCTGAATACCTTGCATGTAAGCGCCATCTTGACGACATGAATAACAAGGATTTTCCATATATCTTTGATGTGGCCGAGGCTGAACGGCATATAGATATTGCCAACACTCTGGTAATCGGTGAGGGAACTGAACAGGCGAAGCTTAAAACACGAGGATTTCAGAATTTCGTGATTGGATCTTTGCATGGATGGCGCAAAAAGCGGAGCAAAAACCTGCGGTATCGCGAGGCATACATCCAATGGGGACGGCAGAACGGTAAGAGTTTCACTGCTGGATCCGAAGCGAACGACAGAGCAACATTTTCCGGGTACAATTACGGCCGGATATTTTGTACGGCTACCAAACAAGAACAGGCAAACATTGTCTGGGATGAGGTTGCGAAGTTCATTAACTCTGATCCAGAGCTGAAAGAACTGTATAAGATGCGGCAGTACGACCGGACGATAAAAAGTCTGGTCACGGGTACAATCATCAAGGCGATTGGACGAGATACAAAATCTGCAGATGGCTTTAGAACGATAAACATGGATGTCCTTTTTTGAAAGAAATTTCAAAATCGAATCGGGCAAAATCGGTGAAATCTAAACCAGTATGGCAGGACAATACCGAGGTAACCGGACCATCATCCGGCACCGTAACGCATAGGGAATGAGCGATATGAGAGCGATAACTTCCCCACGAGTGTCCGACACCTTAACGGCTAGGCCGAAGGTGATAATATATGCTGAACTTGCAGGAAATTGTAAGAAATGCAGGATAAAAAGCCCACATGATAACAAAATGATTAGCCATCGTTGATGAGTACCACGCCCATCCAACTAACCAAATGTATAAACTGATGCTTGACGGCCAACAGAACGTAGATAATGCGCTGACACTGGCTATTACGACGGCAGGTTTTGACCTGAATGGGCCATGTTACCAGCAGTATTTATTCGCAAAGAAGGTACTGACCGGGGCTGTCCGCAAAGATTCGCTGTTCATTCATATCTGTGAGATGGATGATGATGATGATATTTGGGAACCGAAGAACTGGCTGAAAGCGAATCCCTTGAATTTATGGGCCGACGACCTGACCCCGGACC